GGTCGCTGGGAATGACAAAGGAGCAAATGTCAGATGACATTAAAATTGCGCGAATACCAAGAGGCGGGCGTAGATTTCTTAGTAGAGAAGCATCGTGCTATACTTGCGGATGAACCTGGGTTAGGAAAAACAGTTACGGCGCTAACAGCTTTAAAACGTTTGGGAATAGAAGAGGGACCTATATTAGTGATAGGTCCTAAGATTAGTCTAGGGGTATGGCGCGACGAAGCAATGAAGTGGTTCGGAGATGAATCCTTATTATATAGTGGCGATATACCCGTACATAAACGTAGCACCGTCCTTGAAAAGCTAGAACGAGATAAAATCCCCCTACTTATCACTAACTATGCTATGATTGGAGACATCTTGCAGTACAGAACAGCTTGGCAAGCGGTCATATGTGATGAAATCCACCTGGGAGGTCTGCTCAACCATAAATCTGCAACTTTCGGAAAAGTTCGGCGCCTACGCTACAGATACATGTTCCTCATCACTGGTACTCCAGTGCGACGAAACCCCGCAGACCTATTTGCGCCCTTACATTTACTTGACCCCTTTAAATTCAAGAGTTACTGGTCGTTTGTATGGAAGCATTGTATTGTTATAGAGGGCCCCTTCGGCAAATCTATAGAGGCCCGTCCTAAGAATCCTTTAGGGCTGAATGCAATGCTGCAGCAGTATCTCATCAGACGTACCAAGAAGAAGGTGTTGAAGGAGCTACCTCCTAAAACCAGGCAGGCCCTCAAGATTCGTATGACTAAAGGTCAAGCAAAACTCTATACACAATTAGCCGAAATTATGATGGTAGATATAGATAGAGATAGTGTAGTAGCCGCCCCTAATGAGGCTGTTCAAGTTCTTCGCTTAAGACAAATGTTGGTAACTCCTCAGTTGTTAGAAAGTCGAGAAAAGGGTGCTGCTCTAGAGGAGCTGAAGGAGCTAGTTGATATGGAGTTCGCCTCGGGGCGCTCCGTAGCGGTTTGCACGCCCTTTAGACAGGCAGTACCATATGTAAGGGAAGTATTGGAGGAATTAACGGGCTACATATACGAGATCCACGGTAAAATGAAGAGGCAAGCTGCAGACGTTGCTATGGCATTTCAAGGGTGTCCGACTCATCGGAAGTGTATTATATATACTATAAAGAGCGGAGCTTCATTTACAGTCCATGCGGCAAGTACCGCCTTTTTTGTGGGGTATGAATGGAGTGCAATAGATAACCTCCAGGCAGAGGAGCGTCTCCACCGCATAGGACAGCTTAACCCAGTAAATATTTACTACTTGATGTATGAAGATGCTGTTACAGATCAGCAAGTAATGGATAAATTAGACGATAAACAGATGGCCTCTAATTGGATATTGAGACCTCACGAGATAATACAAAAACTAAGGGGGTGCACCACTTAAATTTTTTAAATGTCAACCCTTGATAATTTTTATAAAAGGTTGTATAATATTATCATAGCATAAAGTAAAGAGGAAAGGAGGTACGATATGGCTTCTGTAGTTAAAGGGTTAAGAGGGCAAAGATGCTGGGATGGATTAACGGGATATTGCTGCGCTACGTGTCGATATTTTGCACCTAAACCTACTGAATTAACTCCTGCTATAGGTAGATGCAGAAGGAATGCTCCTACTAGGACGGGATATCCTGTAGTATTTGGGGATACTGATTGGTGTGGCGAGCATAAGATTGGGATTAACCCAAGTAAGCATGAGTTACTCGCGGAATAGGGAGGGATCACGTTGAAGAGTTTCACTAGAGATGAGTTAACAGCGGTTAGGTACCTACTCGATGTAGAATTAAGCAGGTTAGAACGCTTCGGCAGCTATGATTCCAACATCTATTTATCTAACGGTGCTACAGTAAACATAGAAGATCTCTATGCGAAGGTGACAGAGGAAATAAAGGAAAAACGCTATGCAGAAGGAGCATAATCCTACGGGGAAAGTTATCGAGGAGGATTTTAGGTATAACTGCCATAGGTGCGTGCACGGAGGGAGATGCCCTGGAGGTGTTTATTGCACCTGTTTCTACCCAGGCAATAACGTCGGGATTGCTAACGTCTCCGCTGCATGTAACATTGAAAATGCTCAAAGATTAGAAATCAAATTTGACCTTCGAGGGCTACCTGCAAGTAATTTTAGATGGCCCGCCGATTTCGATCCCTTCCTTTTAACGAACTGTAACGGATTCGAAAGACGTAAGGTGAAAGGGTATTTTGCAGGAGAGGAGGGCGAGTTAAATGATATGTAGGATATGTCCTCGCTGTGGGAGTAAGTGGTATTCTGCAGCTACTCAACCGTGGAGATGTGGCCGCTGTGGCAAACTATTGAATAATAGCCATAACGAACATCTCCGACTCGTCGGTGTTAACCTTGGTAAAGAACCTGCTTTGGAGGGAACGAAATGAATAAGCTTGTTTTTACCTTTAAACGAAGCCAAGGAGGTATTTTTTGTTCTACCTGATGTAATGACTATTGAGATCATAGGCTGGACCAACGATGAACTTAACAAGATACTTGAGTTCGTAGATGGACTGGCAGATCGAGATTGGCAGATCGAGCAGGAAGGTAAAGATGTAGAGGGAGGAGGACAGTAGAAATGGATGATTTCCTAGAGATTCATACCAGTGACCGTATTGCTTTTAAAAGGTGCCGACGCAAATGGGATTTTAGAAGTCCCCTTAGACGTCACCTAGTACCCGATCCGCCCCAAGAAATTATACAGTTATGGTTTGGCACAGGTATACACTTCGCGCTAGAGGATTACTTCGGATATAACCGTTTTGGACATCCCTCAGCGGCTCTAGAAGCCTATTTAGAAGCCTTCCGTTCGAGTGAGCTACCTGAGGGAGCAGTCGAGGAAATCGCGAAGGGCATAGGTATGATGGACTACTTCGTTAAGTGGTATACTAATTGGAATCGTAACAATACTTACGCAACCCTAGTCGTCGACGGAGTACCACAGGTAGAAGTGGACTTCCGTCTGAAGCTGACTGAACTTGATGGAATGTTCGATAAGTCGGTCGTATATCAAGGCACCTTCGACAGAATCGTAATAGACTGCTATGGACGCTATTGGATTGGTGAATATAAAACGGCCGCTACTATAGACATAGACAAACTCATGACTGATCCGCAGGTCAAAGCGTATGCATGGGCAGCAGAACAATGGTATAATCACGAATTCGAAGGCGTGCTATACATGCAGCTTGCAAAGAACGTTCCTGAATATCCCAGGATTCTTACTAATGGTACTATAAGTGTAAATAAGAGCCAGAAAACTACGCACGGCCTCGCCAGAGAGCTAATGTTGCAAGAGTATCCAGGAGGTAATTTCCCTGAGAAGTATGTTGAGCTCCTAAATCATCTTGCAGAACAGGAGACACCCGAAGGGAATCGTTTTATAAGAGTTGATGAGGTATTTACGAATACCTATTCTAAGGTTAGCACGTATAACCATATAATTGCAGAAGCAAAGGAGATGCTTGACCCGAACGTCGCTCTTTATCCTAACCCTACTAGAGACTGTAAATGGGATTGTAAGGAGATGCGAACTCTTTGCATAGCTATGGATGAGGGAAGTGACTGGGAATACCTGATCGACCAATACTATAAGCCGAAAGGAGACGAAAGGCACGAATGGCGGAAGAGAATAAATTGGCCCAAGGAGAACAAGTAGTAGAGAAGGATAAATTGGCTCAGTCAGTAAAGGGTGCTTTAGGTAATCTCAGGGGAGCAGCACAAGCCGCTCCCGTTGCACCCACTCCACCCGCTGCCAGGTCCGCAGAGCCAGCTTTCCAGATAGTCGCTGCTAGGAAAAGAGAGCGTTACTTGAACGCCCTAGTCTATGGTGACTATGGTGTAGGGAAAACCACCCTTATAGCGACTGCATCAGAGGTTCCTAAGATGCGAGATGTATTATTTATCGACGCTGAGGCAGGAGATGCCTCAATCGAAAACTTTGATCTCGACCTGGTATCGATTTCTAACTATCCGCAGTTTGCGAGAGTGCATGAGTTTTTGAGGTTACATTGCAAGTTTAGAGATGCATGGCTCACAAAGAAGGATCGAGAGGCCTATACGAAACTAGTTAAATTGGAGGCATTGTTTAGGGGGTGCGCCCCAGAAGAGATAACGCAACCAAAGATGTATCGAACTGTATGTGTCGACTCCTTAACAGAGGTACAGAAGTACTGCATGTATCAGCTACTCGGTATCAAGATCGGAGCATTTGCACTTGATATGGAACCGGAGATTCCGCAATTCGCAGAATGGAATCGTTCGGCGGAGATGATTCGTCTTCTAGTTAGGTCCTTCCGAGATCTGCCTATGCATGCTTTATTTGTATGTGCTAGGGCGGAGGAACAGGATCAAATGAAGCGATATCATTATAATCCACTTATGCCTGGGAAGCTAGCCTACGAATTGCAAGGTTTCTTCGATGTAGTAGGATATTATGTCGCAGCTCCCACCGAAGGAGGTGACGTGCATAGACGACTATATCTTGTGCCCGGACAAACGTTCAGGGCAAAACATAGGTTCAGCGACTTCGAGGGCAAGTACATCGATAACCCTAGAATGGCTGACCTAGCTAAGTACAACATTAAAGACTAAGAGTAAGGAGGAACAAGTAATGACAACTGATTTTCTGGATCCGGATGAGCAGGCAGTATTGGGTAGTAGCAATCTTGACGGAGGCGGTGATGGAGACAATTTAGTTCTGAACCTGGACGAGGTGAGTGAAGATGCTCCTACCTTCGAGGCTTTACCTCCCGGGATTTATGACTGCATTGTCGAGAATACGGAGTTCGGGTACTCTTCTAACAACAACCCTATGATTACCTGGGTATTTAAGGTAATTCATCCCCAGTACGATGGCCGTTTATTGTTTAACCATACCGTGTTAAATAATGAGGTGGGGCAATCTCGGCTGAAGCAGTCCCTAGTAAGAATTGTGCCTGACGTTAATTTAGCCGAATTCTCGCCTCGAAATTTCTGCGATGAGGGCATCGCTCTGGGCCTCCCTTGTAGGGTTAAGGTTAAAATCCGTCCCTATCGTAATCAGGCTACAGGAAAAACCGAGAGACGTAACAACGTAGTAGATGTGTTACCCCCGGCAGAAGAGACTGGCTCCTTCTTGGACGATAATTAGAGCTAATTACGGGTCCTTAATCTAAATAGGTTAAGGACCCGCAATAATATCGAGGAGGTGATAGTATGCCCCAGCCACGGTCACAGAAGTTACTCAAAGTCCGCGAAGTGGCCCATGAGCTAGGTAGAAGTTATGTTACGGTTATCAGCTACATTCGTAAAGGACATATACGCGCGATTAAGGTCGGGGGGCAATGGAGAATAAAACAAGAAGAGCTGGAGCGCTTCAAGTCCGAGGGTAACTACGAGGGGGGATGTATCTGATGAACCAGCAAGTAGTAGTTTTACTTTCAGGAGGTATAGATAGCAGTACATGCGCAGCTATAGCAGTCCACACGTTTGGAGGGGGCGCTATAACGGGATTATCTGTAGCCTATGGGCAGAAGCATTCTACTGAATTAAATGCAGCTGCAAGAATAGCAGAAAGATTGGGACTATCCAATCATATAGTTGTAGATCTATCTGGGGACATATTTAATGGCAGTTCATCAGTTCTGCTGGGGGGCTCCTCAGAAGTACCTCCCATGACCTATTCGCAAATTGAAAAGTCCTTTAAAGTTTCCCCTACGTATGTACCATTTAGAAACGGCCTACTGCTAAGTATCGCAGCCATAATTGCCCTTAGAATAAAAGCCCCCTACATTTTCTATGGGGCACACCTCGAGGACCGCTATTCATGTGCATATCCAGACTGCACACCCGAATTTAATGGCGCTATGGCATGTGCCATAAATATGGGTACTTATCATGAAGTCAAGATTGTAACCCCGCTGCAATGGATGATTAAGACTGAAGTAGTTGCGAGAGCAATCGAGTTAGGAGTCCCTCTTGGGGATACGTACAGCTGCTATCGTGGAGGAATGGCGCACTGCGGGGTATGCTCTACATGTGTAGAAAGGATAAATGCCTTTAAGGAAAATGGAGCAATTGACCCTGCCGAGTACATGATTGACATTGATTGGAGGTAGATAAGTTTGTTTGAGTACAAACAGGCGGATTCTAAGTTATTAATACTGGTGGGCATATTTACAGCACTGTATACACTATCTAACATCATCGCAATAAAGCAAGTTGACCTTGGCCCATTCATAATACCGCTAGGCGTGCTTGCGATACCTATTACATTCTTAGTAACTGACGTCATAAACGAAGTATATGGATCTGATGTCGCTAAGAGTACTGTTAAAGTAGGATTTATAGCTATGGCATTTGTATTAGTAATAACACAAATAGCTATACGACTATCCCCTTCAGTAATCTTTGGCGGGCAGGAGTCCTATGTTGCAATATTTGGGGCAGTGCCGAGGGTAACGCTGGCTTCGGTATGTGCATACATTGTTTCACAATATCATGACGTATGGGCATTTCATTTCTGGCGCAAGAAAACAGATGGAAAGTATTTATGGATTCGAAATAACGCATCTACAGTTGTAAGTCAGCTACTTGACACAATTATATTTATTGTCATTGCATTCGCAGGTGTCATTCCTTTCGATGCTCTCAAGTTTATGATACTCGGACAATTGCTGATAAAATGGATCTTAGCTCTCCTAGATACACCCTTCTGTTATTGGTTAGTGTTGTGGGCAAAGAAAGGGTAGAAAAGTAGAAAGGGCCGGGATTTAGTAATTCCGGCCTATTATAACTCACGGAAGGAGAAGTAGGATCATGAATTTCGAACAGTACCAAAGAGAAGCGGGCTCCAAGTTTAAACCTTCTGAGCCCTTGTCATCCAAGCAAGCAAGATTATTGGACTGGACTATTGGTGTTATGGATGAAGCCGGCGAAGTGGCAGGGGTTATTAAACATCACGTTTTCCACAAGCAGCCCTTAGATCTAATGATGCTCGCCAAAGAGATTGGAGATGTCTTATGGTACTTATCGGCCGTATGCGAGAGTACTGGGCTGCGTTTAGAGGATTGTGCCGAACTTAATGTTGCTAAGCTACAGCATAGACATGGTAATATATATTCACATGCTGCGAGCGCAAAAAGGCGCGAGGCGGAGAGGCGGTTCGAGGATACGTCTGAATATAGAGTCATTAAGTCGAGGATAATGGAGGAATCGGAATGACGAAGGCAGCCAAGATCACACGCGCAACGGGGGCATTGCGGGAAGACAAGACAGATAAAGGGCGATTTGATTTGATAAGCCCCTACGCTTTAAGACGTATTGCTATTCATTACGAGAGAGGAGCAAGAGATCACGCCCCTCGTAATTGGGAAAAGGGCTTGTTAGCATCTGAATGCTTTAGTAGTGCGGTTAGACACTTATTTCAGTGGATAATGGGTATGCGCGACGAGGATCATCTTGCAGCTGCTGTGTGGAACATATTTGCGATTATGCACTTCGAAGAGGTGAAGCCGGAGATGATAGATACTTTACAGGGAGATAAGGAGAAAGAGAAATAGAGTAGGGAGTGTGCCTGATGGATCTAATCGTGAAATGCAAATATTGCAGCGGGTTTGAATATTATGGAGAAATGGGATGGCTTGGAGGCAGAGAGATGTGTCGTGACTGCTATCGAGCCGAGTATGAAGCCAGAACGGGAACGATTTACGGTTGGGACGATCTCGATGGTCCCAAGCCGACGATGAAGGACTATGAGAGGCAGGAGACAGTATTATGAGTCGTAAGCTGGATGCGGCGCCGGCAGAAGCTCTGGGGCATGAGGTTCGGAAAGAGGTGGACAAAGTGAACTACAAATACCGCCACGTTAAAGAAGGCCTAGAAAGTGTTGCTTGTACGGGCTGCAAGTATATTCACCGAGGCGTAAACAGTGAGCCTTGCTGTCTGTGCTCGAGAGCAAAGTTAGGTAGCAGTAGGGACTATTATGTGGAAAGAGAGAAAAAGAGGTTATTTTAGGCATAGGCGGAGCAGCCCTTTCATTTTGTTTCTGTGTTATGAATGAGGTCGCCTATTATGCTCCCGCTGGAAAGGAGTGGATGCTATGAAAATTGCTACCATAGTACCAACGAAATACTTGTACTTAGTACAAAATGATTCTTATCATCTATGTCTTGCTCAAATGATAGGAGAGGACGAGAAGTATACGGACTTTTACGCTTCTCAAATCAAGCAAGGTAGATTTGTCATCCTCGACAATGGACAAGCCGAGGGGTTCTCTCCGGAGATAGTGGAGCTATACGAGAAAGCCAAGTTAATCGGAGCAACAGAGATCCAATTGCCCGACAGATTCTTTGAAGCAGAAGATACTGTGAGGGCTTCTTATAAGGCTATGGAGTATCTCTGGGGACGTTGGGACGGTGAGATTATGGCTGTCCCTCAAGGAAGAGATCTTAAGGAATGGGCAGAATGTGCTCGGGCATTGCTAGAATTACCTATTACCTCATTAGGTATACCTAAGAACTTAGTACACACCTTAGGCCCTTACGGTCGAATTAAAGCTATCCTCAAACTACAGCAGCTTTCAGATCCGGTTAATGTCGGCTTACATTTGTTAGGATGTTGGGAAGACCCTCGAGAGATCGGATATATACATCGTCTAACAGAAGTCGGAGGGCTAACAAGTATTCGTGGAGTAGATAGCGGCATTGCTTCGATATACGCTGCTGAGGGACGATTGTTGGATCCCAAGAAGTATCCTAAGCCCTCTAAGAAGGTACGTTTTGAATATACAGATATGAACGAATCCCTTTTAGAGCATAATATTAAGAGATGGAGGGCTTATTGTTATGACGCACTGTGCTAAGTGTATCTACGCAAGATATCCTAAGATACCTGCGCCAGCACCTTTTCAAGCGGATATCGCCATTGTAGGGGAAGCCCCAGGAGCGACGGAGATCGCTCGTAAAGCTTGTTTCATTGGACCCAGTGGGCAGTTGCTTAATAAGGTTATGGAGTCAGCGCATTTTCCCTCGCGAGATAAAATATACATTACTAATGCGCTTCTGTGCAAGCCTCCACAGAATAAGCCTCGGATAAGACAGGCAATTATGACATGTAGAGATAGATTGTTTAAGGAACTTGAAGTAGTCAAGCCGAAGCTTATTATTGCTCTAGGCAACATAGCGATGCATAGTTTGACAGGTAACTTTGATTTAAAGATCACCAAGGAGCAAGGACGTGTAATGGCTGGACCCTTTGGCATAAATATGGTTCCTATACTGCATCCCGCAGCTGTTTTGAGAGCCCCGGGGGATTACAAATTATTCTACACAGCTATGTCTTACGCAGGACGTCTCGCTAGAGGAGGTGAACAATTATGTGCAGGAGATACCCAATGGGAGGTGATGGATACTTCCAAGCTGGTACAAGAGGTAATAGATTATCTAACAGCAAATCGCCACGATATAGGATTAGTGGGATGTGATATTGAAACTACTTCGTTAGACTGTCGAGCAGGTGATATTCTGGTAGTAGCCATAGCATACGATAAGAATAAGGCTTTCGTAATACCGGAGGAGTTGTTACGAAGAGAGTTGTTTACTATCCCGGATATTCAATGGGGATGGCATAACGGCAAGTTTGATACATCCTTTCTAAGAAGAAGAGGACTACCCGCGATTGTTCATCAGGACTCAATGCTACTTAGCTATAGTCTGAATGAACAAGGAGGCGTTCATGACCTAGAACAGTTGTCGTCTAGGCTACTAGGAGCTGCCCCTTATAAGCACATAGCTAATAAGCAGGCTCGAGATAAGTCCAAAAAGGGCTTCGCTAATCTACCCTTAGACGTACTATACGAGAGAGTGGCCACTGATGCAGATTACACCAGGCAGTGTATACAAAAGATGCTGCCTCAAATCGAGACTAATAAGGAACTCAATCGATTGTATCGAGAATTATTATTACCAGCATCAGCATTTCTACGTAGAGTCGAGCGTAACGGCATATACGTACACTTACCATTACTACAAGAACTCAAGGCAGAGTACCAACAACATCAAGAGGAGTTAATGGACAAAATTATTGATCGCGCGATGCCGTTGTGGGACCCAGAGCTATATAAGAAGCAAACTGGTGCCCGTACCGCTCCGGATGTATTTAATCCTGGAAGTACTTATCAGCTAGCTTGGTTGCTGTTTGAGAGGCTAGGTCTTAAGCCTCCTATACGAGGTAAGGGGCAAAGCACAAATAAAGAAGTATTGCAGAAGATGCAAGGACAGCACCCTATTATAGATGAAATATTGGAATATCGATCCGTAGCTAAAGAGTTGTCTACTTACATTATAGGTCTAGAGGAAAGGATCAGCAAAGACGGGAGAGCTCATACGACTTATAAGTTACATGGTACTGTGACAGGGCGTCTTAGTTCTTCGCAGCCAAACGTCCAAAATCAGCCCAAGCGTAAGCCTCGCGTACGTAATGTATTCCAAGCGCCCCCGGGCAAGTGGTTACTCGAAGCTGATTATCGTGGCGCCGAGTTAAGGGTGCTAGCTGAAGTAAGTAAGGACAAGTTCCTCACCGAATGCTTTATGCAAGGAAGAGATCTGCACGCCGAGGTCGCTAAGGCCCTTAACATTGCAAGAATACGCGCTAAGGCAGTGAACTTCGGAATCCCTTATGGGAGAACGGAATATTCATTGTCCGAGGAGTTAGAAGTATCTGTAGAGGAGGCACGTAGGTATATTCATGATTGGTTTGCGAGGGCTCCAGAGGCTGCAGAATTTCTAAATTGGTGCGCAGAAGCGCCTATGGAAGGTAGAACCTTAATAACACCCCTTGGGAGACATCGTCGATTTGGGCTTGTTACAGCAGAGAACCTTAGGGAATTACAGAGAGAAGCCAGAAACTTCATTATTCAGTCAACAGCTAGCGACTTTACATTGATCTCAGCCATGCGTGCAGAAAGGTCCTTGATGCCCCTGGATGCTAAGATAATTAACTTAGTACACGACTCTATATTGGTAGAACTACCCCAAGATATGGACGTAGTTAGAGAGGTTGTCAAGATATTGGAGGGTGTTATGAGACAAACTCCTATTGATATAGTACAAGCTAAAGTGCCCTTTGAGGCAGAGTTTAAATATGGTACTGAATGGGGAAACCTGGAGGAGGTAGTGTAAATGGACGATAGATTTACCTATGCAGCTAAGAGCATCCTACAAAAAAGGTGTCTTAGGGATGGAGAAAGTATCGAAGAGATGTTCCGTAGAGTAGCCGTTGCAATTGCCGAAGCAGAGGAGACTCCAGAGCTCAAGCGAAAGTATGCTGAGGAGTTCTATGAGTTAATGACGCAGCTAGACTTTCTTCCGAATTCTCCTACGCTTATGAACGCGGGCAAAGAATTGGGGCAGTTAGCAGCTTGTTTCGTACTGCCTGTACGTGATAGTATGCACGACATATTCTCAGGGATACTTGAAATGGCAATGGTACAAAAAAGCGGAGGAGGTACAGGCTTTAACTTCTCTAAATTGCGCCCGCAGGGGGCTCCAGTAAGTTCTACTTATGGAGTCGCAAGCGGGCCAATATCTTTTATGAAGGTATTTGATGCTGCTACAGAAACAATAAAGCAAGGAGGTACTCGTAGGGGCGCCAACATGGGATCAATGATAATACATCATCCTGACATTGAGGACTTTATTACATGTAAGGATGTTGAGGGGTCCATGCCAAATTTTAACATATCTGTCGTACTAACTGACGAGTTTATGGACGCCGTTAGACTGGATAGGAACATAACCCTTCGATGGAACGATGTATCTTATAAGGAAGTAAGTGCTAGGGCACTTATGCAACTTCTCACAAGACAAGCATGGAGAAACGGTGAGCCTGGTATATTATTCGGAGACGTTATTGAGAAGGGTAACACTACACCGCATCTAGGGCAGCTAGAGGGGGTCAATCCATGTGGAGAGCAGCCCCTGCTTGATCATGAGTCGTGCATTCTAGGGTCTATTAATTTAGCCAATATGGTATCTAATAGAAAGGTAGATTGGAAGCGGCTAATGAAAGTCGTGATGCTTAGCGTGAGATTACTCGACAACGTAATCACTATTAATAAATACCCATTAGAGCATATAGAAAAGGCGACACTCCGAACTCGTAAGATCGGCTTAGGTGTTATGGGCTGGGCAGACATGCTAATTGAACTTGGGATTCCCTACGATAGTTCCCAAGCATTAGAATTAGCAGAAAGTGTAATGAAGTTTATTCAGGAGGGAGCGCAAGAGCAGAGTCTCCTTCTAGGAGAGAAAAAGGGTGTATATCCCGCCTATGTAAGTGGTCCTCGTTATCGTAATGCAGCACATACTACTATCGCCCCCACAGGTACTTTAGCTACTATCGCAGGAGTTAGTTACGGGATAGAACCTCTGTTCGGGCTTAGTTACAGAAAGAGAATGATTGATAAGGACTTTATAGAAATCAACGAAGCATTCATGAGGGATATTCAATCTATATGCTCCCCAGAACATGTAGAAGCAACCAAAGATGCAGTAACAAAGTCTGGCAGCTGCCAACATCTCACATCTGTACCTTCCGAGATTAAGGCTTTATATAAGACAGCAGCAGAAATCTCTTATAAAGCGCACATCCGTATGCAAGCAGCCTTTCAGAAGTACGTCGATAATGCAGTTAGCAAAACAATAAATATGCCGCATAATGCAAATCCTGGGGATATCGAAGATGCTATTCTCTACGCCTATAAGCGTAACTGCAAGGGCCTCACCTTCTATCGCGCGGGAGCACGTAAGATCGAAGCTGTTTCCGTTGGTACTAACGCGGACGTGCCGAGTACCACGGAGAAATCGCCTAAGAGGATATGGGGATCCATTAAGCCCTTAGTTAGACCCAGGCGATTGGGGGGCATAACTGCGAGTAAACGAACCGCCCTAGGCAAGATGTACTTAACACTTAATATGCACGAGGGGCATCCGTTTGAGCTCTTTGCACAAATAGGCAAAGCGGGTAGTGACGTAGCTGCATTTACGGAGGCTGTTGCGCGACTAGTATCATTGGCCTTAAGGAGCGGTATAAATCCTGACGTAGTTGCTAAGGAGCTTCTTGATATAGGAGGAAGTAAATCCGTAGGGTTTGGGAATGAACGTGTACGCTCCGTACCTGATGGTATAGGGCAATTTATTATGCAGGAACTCCAAGGGGATTCCTGTACGGAGGAGGCAATAGAGGTAAGATCATCTATTACTAGTCTCTGCCCTTCTTGTGGCATAGCCCTCGCCAGTAGCAACGGATGTATTAAATGCGATAACTGTGGTTATAACGAATGTTAGAGGGGATCAACTATGAGTAAAGAATCGCCTCTCCTTAAGATTCTGCTTATCTTACCTTCGTGGATGGATGCATACTTTGCGGAGTATTTAGAATCTCATAAGGAGCCTATAACTATCCAAGGACACTTAAGAGCAGCAATGTGTATCATCGTTGTAGTGGTAGTAGTAATTGTGTTAATTATTTACGCATAGCGTATCTTTAGAGCAAGAATAGGTCATCTCGCAGGAGTGGGATGACCTACTCAACTAACGCTCGGCTTCGTAGTGGAAATAAAGATGTCTAATATTCATGTAGACCCGCAATAGGAATGAGAATGCTACTCCATACGGGCGCGCACGAAACAATCTTTAGCCTCCAATAGTTTGCGAAGGCCTACTGCCTTCTCTTCGCCTTCTGGTAACATTTCATCCATCTACTTTGCAAGTTCTGCTATGCGCCTGCTAATATCGCTTAGAGCGGTAGGCAGGTGCTCATATGTGAAGAACTTCATAATAGGACTGATCATTAGCAATTCTCCCTTCCGTGTGGTACTTATAGAAAGAAGGCCGGAGGTGCCGACTCCAGCCTTCTTCGCCCATGCCCCTCCGCATTGCTAAGGGACGTTAGGACTCTTTCTAAGCTCCTCATCTACCTAGGGACCCTTTAAAACGGTTACTAATAGATTTTTGGGATCCTTTGAATTTGAAGTTATACTAGTGCTAAGTCCTTTAATTTTACTGCAGCTGTTACCACCTTACCTTCACCAATAACGACTCGATCATTAGTGATCTGTATTACGTTGTAGGTACGATTAAATACGAAGCTAGCTAATTGTACTCCGTTATAGTCTTTCGCACCTGATTTTACCTTTACTCGACTACCTACTTTGAGTGTAGGTGTAGGTGTAGGTGTAGGTGTAGGTGCCGGTCCGGAATCCGCCGATGTCGTCCTCTCTGTAACGATATAAGCGTCCTTAAAACCAGCCGCTTGTGCTTTCTTCAAGGTTGCCTCGGCATTTCCTTTGATTGTGTAGGCTCCTATCTGTACACGATAAAGAATACCGCTTGGTATGGGGGTTGCTGACTTCAGGTAAGATTCAACAGCGGCAAGAAAGCCGTCCCAACCGTTCTTCCTCCCGCGTAGCACGTTCGGACAGTTTTTCCCAGACCAGTCGTAGTGTTGCTTGACGTCGGATATTTGCAGCCCATAGTCCTTCAGCAGTTTCGCTGTGAGCCAGGCGGCATTTGCTTCAGCTACGGCTCGGTTACCATCTTTGTTCTCACATATCTCGATAGCAATACTAGTACGGTTCCCTGGTCCGTTAGTTCCGTCACCAGCATGCCAACCGTTTTCGTCCAGCGGCAACAACTGATAGATCGCTGGAGCCTTCTTTCCATCCACCCCGCCGTCCACAACGAAATGGACGCTGGACGGGATAGCCGCCGCTACCGCGCCCTTGAAATACCCCACGTGAGCTTCTGCGTCCGCCCCCTTATCCGGGTTGGCCGTATCATGAATGGTGATCTTCTTCGGCGTGAGTTTGTAGCCGGGGCGGTTGCGTTTGCCTTTAGGGATAAAACTCTGAGTTATGCTAGGCGCCACCTACACCACCTCATCATCATTGTCGTAGTCAAGATCGGGCTCTTCTTCTGGTCCCATTTCCGCTTCGCCCCACGTTACGGGCTTATTGCCTGTTCTTATATCGTTTATTCCAGCTAGCACGTCGTGAAGGAAGTTGCTGCCCCTGTATATTAAGACGGCCGTCAGGACGAGGCCCATATAGGGTATTGTTAGTGGTACGCCTATTAGGGCCAGTAAGTCAGTGTTGGTCCCGAAGCATAGGAGCAACGCGATAATCAAGCAGCCAATAGCATCGATGGGGACGCCATAGCTAACTTCCCACTCCTTTAGTTTCCCAGGCCATAACGGCTTGAGGGCCTGCCATACAGATTCGACCAGAAACGCCAAGATGAAAATAATCAATAGTTCTGACATTAAAGAAACCTCCTTTATTATTTTGATGCTACTTACAAGATGTCCTGATGATCACCTTCTTTCGCTATCCCCGAGATAATTTCTTGTAGCGTCTGCTCTATCTCTATAAAAGGATCAGTCGTCCAATTTACAGGATATAAATTAGCACGCAGACGCTTTACAGTATTGACGAGCTTTTGCAGTTTTGCCAAGACGAGCATATCAAATTACCTAAAGGCCAAATAGATTGATAATAGTAACATCGCTGAAGAAATCACGATTGGCCAGGCTCTAGTAACTTTGTCGAACGTGGTGTTCTTCTGCTCTCTCTTTGCCATTTGCTCAGCACACCGCTGCTCTATTGTTGCGATCGCCTCTCGGAGTTCGTTATACCTCTTTAAGTCGAGCCTCAACTGTTTCATCTCGTCATTAGTGTGCCTCAGTCCTTCTTGGGTGTCTCGCAGGTCCTGCCTCAGCTGAATCTGGTCCTCATAGATGTCCTTGAGATTTACCTTCACATAAGCATCGTCCCCCATTAGCTTCCCTTCTTTCTGTAGTTATTGATTAAGAGGCAGCGGCACCCAAACATACACGTCGTTGTCGTCCTTTACGCAGATATAGGGTTCGTCGGCCTCGCCATCACCTTTCCTTAAGGTAAATACCTGCCCTCGGAGAGCCGTACTTGGTTCGGGTAGCTGATCTCCATACAGCCTCAGTAGGTACTGCGGATGTGGATTGCCCTCTGCTAAATCATACAGTAGATTATGATGCGGAGTACCGATCATCTGCCAGTACTCGGCGATATTCATATATAAGATTTCTGTATCGACCGCATAGTACAGTCGATAGGGACTTTCTGGCGGATAAAGTGGATCATCGTCTGGTAGCATAGCAATGCGATGACGATCCTCGGAGTACCAGGTTAGGTAGGTCCTTACCCCGGGAATGTAATATACGCATGGCCATTCGACATTCTGATCTAAAGCCAATATCCTGGGCGTGTCGTCGAGAAGGTACAATCGGACGTCATCTTTCCAGTTTATTGCAGAGTCGCTATCTGGATTAGGCGCAGTAAGATAGTACATCTTTGTATCCCCTGGGCGTACATACGTCATTAAAACGGCGTCTGGAAGATTGTACACTGAGGGCATCGTACCATGCGTAAGCTCCTCGTTAAACTCAAACTCAAGCTGCATACTGCACCTCCATCAGTCCGCGCTCCAGGGCAAGAGAGGTTCAAGGACGGGGCGGAAACCGCGGTACGCGCTCACGAGCGAAGGGGCGTAGTTGTCCGAGTAGGAGACAGAAGTGCCGCCACGGCCCACGCGGTTGGAGCCGGATGGCGTCGATGTCCACGACGCACTGCCATTCCCACTCGCGACCAGCAGATCCGCATCCGTGTAGTCCCACCACGGCCCGACGTCCTGATGCACCTTGACGATCAGCGCGTCCCACTCCGCACTTGAGAGCAGCCGCACGGCGTAGCGTACGCCGTTGATCGTGATTACCGCGTCGCCGTAAACCGCACCTGCCGCGTTGATGGTGTTCCAGCTGATGCTGTGCCGGATCGCCTTTTTCGCCACGAAGATGATCCTGCTGTTCCGCGCGAATTTCAGCCATCCCGCGTCGGCGATGTTCGTCCCTTCGGTGATGCCGAGTGCCGTGATCAGATCGGCTCCGGCGATCAGGTTCGCGCTTGCCACTTCGCCGAAGAAGCCGAGGGTGGATGTCCCAGCCACGGGCACGCTTGCTCCGGGTAGCCCCGAGTAGTCTGGCGGCGTAACAACAGGCGAGGGCTCGTCAATGTCAAAGTTGAGGCGGAAGGTCACGTCCAAAACGTGATCGCTGTCTTTGGGGATATAGGGGCAGTAGTAGTCGGCGGTGACGGGATCATCTTGGGCGGGAGCGGCGGCAAAGACCACCCGGCCAAGAGCGTCCACGGTGTAGTCGGTGCCCTCCACCTGTGCCACCTCATCCACGTAAACCACGAGATCGCTAACGTTTTTATTCGGGATCGGAAATATTTTTTCTTGGCCATCCCCGATGCCGAGGGTTACGTCCTCCCGCTCTGCGCCGGTCCATACACCGGGCCGGGGCAGCTCGATCTGCATCCCCGTATTCACCCAGCGCAAAAAGCGGATGTCTTTGTTATAGTCGGCGGCTTCAAAGCGCACCTTCCCCTGCACCCATTTCTGGGTTGCATTCCGCGTGCGGGTGCTGGTTTTGGTGAGTTCAAGATCGTCGGGATGAAAACCCACCGCGATCTGATCCGCCGCCATCGTCGCCGAGCCGAGCAGGTAATTTCGCAGCTCGTTGGCGTAAAAATACGCGCCGTAGTCGCTCCAAAGGCT